CGTCGATCTGCGTGGCCACCACCTGGAACGTATACCGCTTGGCCGGGATCGTCGCCGACTGCACCCCCGTCAGCTCCAATCGCACTTTGGCCGTCCCTGTCGGGGTGATAACGCTCCCCGCAAACGAGCCAACCCCATCGATGGCCACCTCGATACTCGCCCCGGTCAGATCTGGCCATCCCGTCGACGTCCATTCCAGTGCCCGGTCGTCTTCATCTTTATAGGCATCTCCTAAATAAGTGATCACGTTCCCGCCCTCGATCACCGGGCCTACGTGGTCTACGCTTACGCTGCTGCCCCACCCCTCGATTTCATCCAGCGCCGCGCCGGTAGAGCCTGCACTGGTATGGTCCGTCAATGCCTCGTCCCACACCGCATCCGCCACCTCTCCGGCCGTCGGTGCCGAGGCGCCCGCCAGCGCCTCCCCGGCCGACCCCGCCCCCGCGTGGCCGGCCAGCGCCTCGTCCCACACCTGGTCCGAAACCTCACTCGCCGTCGGAATATCCCCCACCGCCGCCGGCGAAGGGGGCAGATTATCCGTTTTGGCCTTGATCGCGTCGATCAACAGGTCCAGCCGGCCGCCGTCTGCCAGTTCCTGCTGTATCTCGTCGGTGTCCGCCAGGATCGCCGCCACCTCCGTGTCCAGGTAGCCCGAGATCGTCGCCAACTGGCCGTCGATATCGCTGTCGTCGGCCGGGTCATCCGGCAGGTTGTCCGTCCGCTCTTTAATCGCATCCACCAGCAGATCCAGCCGGCCGCCGTCCGCCAACTCCTGTTGGATCTCGTCGGTGTCCGCCAGGATCGCCGCCACCTCCGTGTCCAGGTAGCCCGCGATAGCCGCCAACTGGCCGTCGATATCGCTGTCATCCGCCGGGTCATCCGGCAGGTTGTCCGTCCGCTCCTTAATCGCATCCACCAGCAGATCCAGCCGGCCGCCGTCCGCCAACTCCTGTTGGATCTCGTCGGTGTCCGCCAATATCGCCGTCACATCCGCCGCCAGCGCCGCATCCAGGTCAAACTCGTGTTGTGCGCTCGCGTTCCCGTATGTGCTGATGATCACCGACTGGTCCTCCCAGGCCTTCGGCGACGTCTGGTCGATAATCGTCACCATCACCCGCGCCGCCTCCATCTCCGTCGCCGTGAGCGCCAGCGAATACATCCCATTCCCCTCGTGTGCGAAAGCGTTCGTGGTGTTGCCGAACGCCCCTTCGTCCTTGCTAATCTTCGAATCCCCCGCCGCGTGCGATACCGGCGTCGACTCGTAATCCGTCGCACCGAAATCTATCAACGGAAACAAAATTGTTGTCCCTACACCGTATTTTCTAAAAATCTCCATTTTTTGATTTCCGATTTATGATTTCTAATTTATATCCCACGCCCCACCCCCCGCATCACCCCTCTCCCCGGCCGCCTCTCCAGCAAATTCACCCCCGCCAGTGTCTCCACCAGGAAATTCTCGTGGTATTCGCTCCCGACCGCATTATCCTCCGTTATACCATGGAGAGTTTCCGTCTCATTAAATGATGCCGAGGCATAGGATATTTCATTACCGCCGTCCATCGTGGCCGTGATCGTCTGGCCATCACACCTCACCACTACTTCATATTCTGTCCCGATATTGATTGCCACTGAGGTAGAGGATGCCCTCTCCGTATAGCTCCCCCCATTTCTCTCCAACAGCCAAAATTTATTGTCTGTTGGTCGGAGTTGCACCATCCAATAGTGTGTGTTGTCAGATGCCCTGACGACGAGCCCTACCTCCCTGCCTCCCGCAAAATCCGTTCTCATCGTGGCCGTCACAATGACGTCCGATTCCCCTGCATCTATCACCGCGCTGTATTGGCCTCCGTTAGCCACCGCGCGATTCGACTGTATCTCGTAATCGGCCCATTCGATCCAGCCACCGCCCTCGACGTCTACATCCGGCGTATGGGCGTCGAGACTGGTCCCGTTTGGATCGTTGAATGAGTCCTGTACTAAAATCGTCATAGCAACACGTATTTAATACGCCTATTTGCCTCTACGGCGCTGGCTCGCCATCTTCTGCTGCTCGAACGCCTCCACCCGCTTCCATGCCTCCGGGCTGTCTATCCGGCCCGGCAGCATCCCCTTCCACCGGCGCGCGTCACCCGGGTAATGCATCAAGCCGGCCGTCCGGATCCCTTTGGTATATTTGGGAAACGTATTCCACTCGTTGCCCAGGACGTAGGTCCGTAGCGGCTCCGTGTACATCGCCCGGATCAGCGCCCCCTGGTCCCGCTGGGCGTGTCGCTCCCATTCCGCCTGCCATCGAGCAAAAAACCGCGCGATCCGCTTCCCCCTCCCGAACGCCCACACGCCGCCGTTGTACTGCAGTGCGTGCAGCGTATGGATTCGCTCCGCCGTTTCCGACAGCTCTGTTAGGTTATTCCGGCGCCGGAAACTATGCATGGTGTCCATGAGATGCGGGTCTTTGCAGATCACGAATTCCCAGCCGTCCTCGATCAATTGGAAGTAGAACCGGATATCCCCCACCACCTCCGTGTCCGCGTCCAGGTAGAGCACCGCCTGCCACTCCGGTGGCGTCAGATCATAAGCCCTCAGCTTCGCCCGCCTTCCCCCCACGTCGCTGTCCGGCTGTTTGATCAGTAGATCCTCCACCCCGATCTTCCGATCGGAACACAACGCGATCGGGATCTCCGCCATAAACTTCTTTGCGCTCTTCATCAGCCGCAGCGCGCACGTCCGCGCCGGATCCCCAAACGCCACGCAATAGATCCCCCTTGCGACCTTTTTCCTCTTTGCGACTTTTCCCTCTGCGACTTTCTCTCCTGCAACTTCCTCCACAACCTCTACAAGCCCATTTGAAAATTCGCCCCCTCGCAAATTCGCCCCCCCTTCGATTTTAGATTTTAGATTTATGATTTCCATTGGCATAAAACTTTCCTCCTCGACGCAACCCTCCAGCCCCCCATCCACCCCCCCAAACAGCGCCGCAAACACCTCCCGGTGCCCCTCGCACCAGTTCGCCACCGAATACCTGGCAGTTGCCGCCCGTAGCGCCTCCCGGCCTTCGCCGCGAAGGACCGACCGTCTAGTCGCCACAGCCTTATCCAGCGCCCGCACCAAACCCGCCGCGTCCCCTCGCCGGTAGCGGTGGATTCCCGGCAGCTTTGGCAGCTCATCCAGCATCCCCACCCCCCTGGGGATCACCACGCTAACACCGCAGCTCAACGCCTCCAGAGGCGGCATCGGCACCCCCTCTACCCGGCTCGTACAAACCAGGATATCCAATCCCTGGTAGAATGCCGGCATCTCCTTCCAGGAGTAGCGCCGCGTCTGCACTGGCCACCCCCGCCCGCTCGCTCGCCATTCCAGAGAGCGTCCCACCTTTGATCCTAGCATTGTTTTTGCCAGATCCTCTCCCTTGCGCTTGCTGCGGTAGGTATACCCGGATAAGCCGGCCGCCATCCGCCGGGATTTGATTACGCGCGTAATCACGAACCGGTCTCGCTCCACCGGCGCCATCATCCGCACCGTCGGCCCGCACCCCGCCAGCATCCGTTCGTACATCGGCGCCGTGACGATCCGCAATTGCACCCGTTGGCCAATCGCGTCAAAAAGCGCCGCCTTCCGGTTTTTCGGCGGCTCCTCTTCCCGGTGGGTGAAATACGCCGCCACCGGCGCCGCTGGCCAGGACTTGCACATCTGGGACTCGAAATACCCCGACAGATAAATAACATCCGCCGAGGGATCGGGCGCTGCGGTCACCGTCCAGCCGAGAGCATTGGCCAGGTACCTCGCAAATCGGGGGATAACCCGGTCCTCATGCATATTCCGGCAAACGATATTAACCCGCAGCGCCATTCCTCTTTATCCTGTCATTGCGAGCATAGCGAAGCAATCTCCGCTTAGCTACCGCTCTCCAGCTCCACCTCGATGAACGCCGACGGGCGGATCACGCCAAACGCCGCGCGCAACTCGGCCAGGATAGCCACCATGTTGCGGATAAAAAAGTCCGCATGGCTGTCACTGACCTGGATCGAGGCTTGCTCCCGATCCCACACCACCGCCTTGCGCCAGTCGCCCATGATGCCGCTGCCCTCGACCTGCGTCTCGCTCTCCACCACCGGCACCCGCCAGACCCGGGACGTATCCCCATTGATCGGGCCGCCAAAGTAGTAACGCCCAGAACTGTCTTTCAACAGGTCCAGCCGTTCCGCATCGTTCGGGTGCATGACGATGGCCGTCGGA